TCTCAGGGTAATCCATTCTACAGACATTTAATACCTTTCTAACTTTGCGTGAATATTGCTGTTAAAGAACCCGATGTTGCGGTGACTTGCTTTGACCGCCCGTAAGGTTGCGTAAAGGTGCATTTGATTGTGTAAGCTGTATTTGCAGAAGCACTAAACGCATAAGCAATCGATAATGGCCTTGGATTGTTATTACCCCCGTCAAACACAACGCCTGTGCTGCCTGTTGAATACTTTGTGCCGTTTACGTCTATTTCAAATCCAACAGCATAAGTGCTGTCAGTTGCCGCATTTGGACAAGTTATGCTTGCTGCTACTTGAACAATACAAGTTGATGCTGCTGTTGGCGTAAATGAAACGCTTGCAACATCGCCCGTGTTCGCAGCAGTATCTTGCCCCTTGTTTATTCCAATCGTATCACCAGTAAAAATATCAAACTTAGCTGTCGAAAGCGTCGGAATACGAGCTACAGCTATCGTGCCAGCGGTAATGTCGGCTGCATTTAAAGTCCCACGAATAATTGCATTCTGGAACTCTGCTGAACCACTGCTGCGATCTATGTGCCAGCCTTCTGTAGCGTGAGGCGTCAAACGATTACCGCTGCTGTCAAAGCCTGCACCGTCGTAGTTGTCGCTTTCGATGTCTGCACTGACTTGTATTGCGCCATCAGGAGAGGTGAACGCTATGGTCTGCGCACTTGTTTCGCCATCAATCGTAACAGTGAAAGTAGAAGACCATTCTTTAACAGAGGTGTCTGTAATTTGAACGCTTGGCTGTGTCGTTGCCCAGTTTGTAGTTAACCCCGTAAATACTCCAGTAGATGCATTGTAGCTTGTAGCTGTAGGTGCGTCTGGAGCTGTTGATTGTAGCACCTGATAATAGACCCTGCCCGTTACAAGAGTGTCGCCATTGTCACCGTTAGTTCCATTTGTGCCGTTAGTTCCATTGGTGCCGTTTATTCCGTCTACACCGTTTGTGCCGTTTATTCCGTCTACACCGTTTGTGCCGTTTATGCCGTCCACTCCATCATCACCAACAAACTTCACCCAAGTACCAGTGATTGAACTGATCGCTGGTAGCGATGTCCCTGTATATTGATGATAGAGAACATATGTAAGCGATGCAGATGGCGTGTAGCTTTTACCTGTTCCATTCGCATCACTGGCATAAACTGCAACGACTGACGCCCCATCAGCCCCATTCTGAATAAACGATGGCAGTGTGCTGTCATTTACTTTCAGGTTTTGCTCTTCTGCATTCCAATTAAAGGCAGCAGAGGATGTTTCGCGGAGCGTCAGCCCGACAGTTTGACCGCCAGTGTCCTGATCGTTTTTAAAGTTCCAGCCGACGACCTCAAACTCTTTCGCCGTCCAACCATAGCGAGAGATCGTAAGTGCAACTGTGTCGCCCACCTGCACATCAAATGCCCGCATTGAGAAATCAGCGGACAAAGTCATCTGCTCGCGCGAACGATAAAGCGTCATCTTTGCTAACCGCTGCGCCATGGTTGATGACGTTGTTAAAGGCAGCTCAAGATCAAGCGCGTTTTCATACCCGCCATCATCCGCAATAAATGTCGTGCTTCTGATTTCAGGGTAGTCAGCGCGAACATAGTCATCAGCAGCAGAAACAAACAAACCGCGCACGACATTAAAATTATCGCGGCGTGAATGCTTGGTGTCTAAGTTGATCGGCCCGCGTAAGTCATCAAGCGTAAATGTCTCGACACTGGTCGTGTAATCGCCTGCCTTCAGTATCCACTTGCCCTGCCCCCAGAACAGATTGCCGTTGAGGCTTGTCATCATCTTAGAGAGGATCGTGCTAGGCGTTTCAGTTAGACTAAGTACGCCGTGCATTTCATAGCGTTTTTCAGTACCACCAGCCGCTAGGGTTACATTTTCATCGCAAACATTTGCAGCAGCTTGTAACGCCGTATCGTCAATATCACCGTCGCTGTTTAATCCGTACCTAGCAGTAAGATAATCACGAACACACAAAGCAGAGTTGGCACTATAAGCAGTGGTGCTATTCCTAGGGTCATAAACCTTTTTCCCTTTGATCTTCACTGTGATGAGCGGAATGCCTTGCGCAAAGACGTCTTGGTTATAGCGCAGACGCACGTACAAACAGGCGATACCCTGACCACGGAAGTTCGTGTCGTCGCCTGTCTCTTTCCCTGCCCACGTCGGTCCATCCGATATAGCGTTCAGCGTTGTATATACATTCTGTGTAGGCGACCCAGTGAATGGCTTAATCAAAACCTTTTTATCACTATTAGCGATCCACTCGCTTTCGGTCACGAAGCCATTAGCATCTAATGTGACTTCCTGATCATTCAGGTAATAGGCTTCAAAGGAATTGATCTCATGACCTGCCAGCGAAATGATCATGTGCAGGTATTCGTTATCGGTGCCTGTGGCCTCCATGTAAGTGATGACGCCGCCCTTACGCACCTCGCCGTAAACGATCTCTTGTGCCGCATCTGCTTGGCGTGTGTTGGTCAATAGACCCTGCGAATTACCTATATCACCCATCTTTGGCGATAACGCTTCGAGTACATATCCCGTTACGAGCGTAGTACCGACATAGGCCAGAGCGTAGGCGATAATTTTATTGACGCCCTGCTTAATTAAAAACTGCGCTACAGCTTCCATTCTTGGCGCATTATCCCATCGCGCGTGGCGTGTGGGTGAAAGCGGATTAAATAAACTGTCTTTCATGTTTTCACCCAAGCATTCTCAATCTTTTGGATTGGCAGAAAGATCAGTCTGCTTTTTCCAAGGAATGCTGCTTTTGTTCCGATAGATATGCCCAAGGCACGGTCGATGGCCCAACGCGGTGGAGCTAAGGTAGTGACCAAAGAACCTCGCGGTGGCACGTGATTGATACGTTTAAGTTTCGCATCAATTGCAGTTTCTAGCGAATTGTAACCAAACGTTTTTATAAGTTGTAATCGCGTCTTGTATAGGCCCGTTTCACCGATGTATTTGCCTGCCCAATCGTCAGCCCAGCCTTTACCGTACATGCGTTGAAACGCCGTATTTGTAAACATAAAGCAATCAAACTGATGCCATTGGAACGGTATGTCACGCACTTCCGCGATGTACGCGTTTAGAGCCTCAAGATCGGGCTGTAAGGAATTTGGCATATATTATGCTTTTAATAAAACACGATGGGCGGCACCGATTTTTAAGCTCCATACTGTTAGATTATTCCCTCAAAACGGTGTCGCCTAATCAGCCTTTTGTCCCCAAGCGATTTGGCGATCAGCAAGTTTGGCAACCCATTTAAAAAATGTATCAGTGCTTTCGTCGTAGTCTTCTGTAACGATCACGGCTTTATGCGACTTGTCAGTGTATCGACGGATATTGGCGCGTTCCAAGGTAACTAACTTGCTTTCCAGCGTAAGCGTTATCGTTGAGGTTTCACCGTCGTCTTGGATCGTCATCTTGTCCATGAAGCCTGAAAACAACTCCACGACATTCGCGTTTTCTTTGACGCCCCAGTAAACCTTGCCCAAACGGCCTTGGTATTCTTCGGTCAACGCGAGACTGACGATGTCACTATCCAAGCCACTTAGGGTAAGCGTTGCGCCCTTTGCACTCAGATCAGCAACCTCTTCCAGCCCAGAGATTTGCAATACACTGCCTGTACCTAAAAAGGTTTCTGAGCTGATTGATCGGCTACCTACCCCTGTCCAGAGACGCAAAGCGCGATCACCAGTATAACCAGCATCCGTGTATTGATCGCCATCCGTATCATCAAACAATAACTCAACGGCGTAGAAAGGTTCGATGTCCTTCAGATCGCCCGTTGGATCATCGTTTAAATAGAGATCATTGAGCAGTGATGTGTTTATGGTTCTGCTCATATCGCTTCCATAGCCCCGAAGCTGATGCCGTAGTGTGCTAGGTTATTTACCGACCACGATGTTTCATTGGACGCCAACCTAAATGCACCGACGGGACTGGTAATCGCTGCTGAAGCAGAGGATGCGGTTGCACGTAACGATGGCCATATTTCTAGCGTGCCGCCATCTGTTTGATCCTGCAAAACTTTATAGAGCCGCGCATTCGCGTTAGACCCAAGTTGAAAGTAATCGCCAGCCAATAGTGTCCCAGTCATCGCAACTGTGACGCTTCTAGCCCCAGCCGCACCAGAAATCGTAACCGAAGTTGGTGCATTTGAGCTGCGCAAAGAGTTGCGAAACGGGTTGCCGAGGTAAAAGGTTCCAAACTGGCCGCGAAGGCTTGTCAGAAACGCGCTCCAAGCCTCTGCATCCCCTTCTGCCATGGGTTTTAGTGCGATGTCCGCAGTCCACATTTCTCCAGAGTAAGCATGTGCTTGGCCAGAAAAAGTAAACGGAGATCGTGAGTACGCCACAGCGTTCTGCGCGGTAAACGTTACAGAGCGAATTGCGCTGCCTGTTGGCATTGAGATCGGATAGGTAATCGCCATTAGCTGAATGCCCTCCGATACGATCCGCCACGCTGCCTTGCATCTGCTACCGCAGTCTTCGCGCTTTCAGCAATTTGCGGCATTAGGG